TGACAGCAATTCAGCCGCATTAATGGTACGAGCTAAATCAAACGCGGTAGCACCGCCGATCTTTCTAGCTGAAGGAAGAGCCTGCGTGCCGAAAGTAATTACACCGCTTCCAGCCGTTACTGAAGCTGTGGTGGCCGTCCCAATAGCGGCATCTATAATGTGTTTATCCGCCCTACGTCCTAGAGCGAACACAATTGTATTGGTGTATCCATTCTGAGGATCCACCATCGATCGAAGTTTATGTTCATCCGAAAGCAACACGGCTGCATCTGAACTTTGCAAAGTGATGGCCCGCCGTGAATGTTCCGGATTTAAAATTTTAGTCTGTCCGAATGGGGAAATTACGTCATTAGCTATAACGTTCCCCAAACGTTCATGATGGTCAATAGCGGCTTGAACGTCGCGATGTACCATCCCTGGATCTATAAGATTTTCAATTAAAGAACCTTTTTGCTGATACGTTAAATTCAACTGATCGTGAAATCTATATACCCATGCTTGGTCTACGGTTACTGACATTTATTTATCCTCCGATAATGGTTAACTACAATCGGAGAGCTTCCCTTCCCAACGAAGGACCCCACCTATAGCATTTCTGCTATACGCCACCGGACCTATTAAATAGGCTATCCGGAAGATCACTTCTTATTACTTTCCCTTATATCTCGTTCATATTTACGTATTACTTCATGGGGCATGCCTACTACTCTAGCGATTTCATCAGTTTTTTTACCAGCTTTAACTAAATTTTTAACGGCCTCTATAATTCTAGGGTGATCAACGTCTACCCCTTGATATTTAGTCATATCATTTCCCTCGATGAACGCCTTTAAGTTTACCTGCTTTAATGGAAGCATAAAAAACTCCTTTACCCTTTTCCATGCTTCCATAGTGTGAAACCATATCTCTAAGAATTGATTTACCTTTTTTAGTAAGTGGCATGTCATTTACGTTAATTCTACTTTTTTATCACCATATGCCTTTTTGTACAATTCTTCAACGTACGCCATTACTTTAGGATCTTTCTTCCAATATCCCGCATACATGGCGTGATTTTTATCAGACATAATTTGTGTTATTTCACTCCTCACATCGTCCCCAGACATTTCACCACCCGAACGATGAATCTCCTTCATGAAGCTTGAATCTTGCTGAGCTAAAGGTGCTAATCTCATCATAACGGAAAGAAAAACAGGATGATCCCCTAAGCCCGTAGACTCAAAAAAATCCAATTCGTCCTTATTTTTAAATATATATGGGGTGATTCTTTTAACCATTTCTTGTCTTTCCGCAAATTTATCGCCATGTTCAACCTTAAGAGCAGCCATTCCTTCGTCGTATGAAGTTTTTAAAACTTGATGAGTGCCAAATAAAGCTTTCGTGTATAGAGGCAATAGATCCGCTGCCAGACCTTTCGGCGCTTTATGCTTATGCAAAATAGCCGAAAATTCATCTGCTAGTTTATCGTCCCAACCCAACCCTTCTGGAAGATCGTTCGGCTTTAAAACTCCATAATCTTTTGGATTAGAGGGCGGGGCAGTAAATATACCGGCTTCGAATAAACGATTTTGTACCGCCTGAATTTCTTCAGGTTTTGCATCTTTACCAGGAAGTGTTATCGATTGACCAAGTTTATGTTGACCATGCGCATACGATTTAAGAACGGAAGGAACGTCTTTTTCAGACATTTTTTCTAAAATCGGCCAAGCTATAGGATCAGCTTTAAGATCGTCAGTTACGTGTTCTAACAATGCTGCTTCCATTTTACCCCTCCATCGTTATAGTATGTTTATTTGGACGCTCAACTTGATCGATGTTCTCTAATATTTCATGTACCAACGAACGTCTTCCATTAAGCGTTGCCATCATAATAGGATCCAAACCTTCATATATGGTACAATACACGCTATCTAATAAATGATGTAAAACTCTTTGTCCATGTTCGGTAGAAAACGTTATATAATATGATTCAAGCAAAGACTTGTCATAATCATATTTCCATTTGTATATCAGCCAACTGTAAAATCTATTCATATTATTTTTTATCTTGTGTTATGGCTTTCACTATGGGTGCTACTTTTCCGGCGGCTTCAGCCATACTGCCCACTTCTTCCATTTGAAGTTTGGATGTATCCTGTTTTTCTCTTTCTTTACGCAACGCTAACATTTCATCGTCATTTCTGGTCCACTGTGCCGGAACTCCTCTAATATTAAGTATTCCTAATGCAGTTTTATCGGGATCTAAACGATCCCAAATTTGTGGAAACATTTGTCCAAGAGGCGCTAAATCGTTAGCGGCCATCATTAATGACTCTGCCCCTCCGGCTCGTTGAGCTTTAGCTATAGGATTTTGAAATTCAACATCTATTTTTCCATCAGTCATATAAACTTCTTGAGGAGGATCAGAAAACCCACCGGCATATAACTGTAAATCAAAAATTACATCCACCGTTCTATATAAATGCTCCCACTCTAAACGACCATATACCGGCCCCATTAATCTAAACAGTAATTCTAATTTTTTAGCAAATTCAAATGCCGTCATTTCAGATTTAGACGTTTCTAAAAGTTGTCGTATTGTATCCACATAAAATATTTCTCTAATCGTCCTTCTAAGTTCTTCCTCTTTTAGAGAAGACACTTCCGGTCTCGATCCAGTTTCAAATGGCGCAATTACATCTGTTATTTTCTGTCCGTGCGTATTGATCGTGGTAGGGCCAGCTGGAACTAGACGAAGAGATCCAATAACTGAATCCGATCTAACCAGAACAGGTGGTCTAATCTTAAGCGCCCAATCCTCAAGCCCCATTCTTTTAGCGGTATTTAGAGTCCAAGAATCGGGAAATGCCAAATCCCCTCTGCCTCTTCCATACACTTCACCAGGAGTGCGGTGATGTCTGGGCACGGATGCCGGAAAAACTCTGTACCCTCCTTCATGCACTACCGTTTTACTTTCCTTTTCCACCCATACAGATGCCCATGGCATTCCAGCGGCGCCCGCAGTTTGTTCGGAAATCGTACGCGGTATAATAGCGTGTATAAATTTAAAAGGTTTTTCTTTTAATTTTTCTTCGCCTTTAAGACAATTCTTTATACTTTCTGGCATCTTTTCTTCAGTCCAACGTTCACTAGCCACTCTTGCGGTTAACTCAAATTCCCTCATTGCGGTATCAACTAAACCATTCGCCCCTTCTTCTATCACAAATCTACCTATTTTTTCCGCATGAAAATAAAATCCTCTAAATCCAGTAATTACCATATTACTAGGTTGAGGGATCTCCTCAGTTAACAAAAATCCAGTTCCAAATCCTCCGTAATCTATTAATGATTCCGGCCCTTCAGCGTAAAACATAGAAGTTGACAATCTCATAAGCGATCTATCTCTGCATTCTTCTAACCATTCTTTAACCGAATCCATTTTTCCGACAACAGGATCACGCAATTTAAATTCAAACCATTGTTGTGCGGGGTTAATGATATGTCCAGCAATAAACATAGCCATCATTTCCGCCGCCATCATAGTACTAGAATCATACACATTTCTAGTTTGTTTTTCACCAGGAGACGGTTGAGACGTTATTCCTACCCTAGATGGAGCTATATACGGGGCCATTTCTTCCCAACGAGCATCAAAATTAGCTCTATTTTGTTTGAGTCTATTATACCGTTGAATTATTTCCGCGCCGTTAGCGGCCATTATTTTTTATCCAATACACATATGATCACGACATAGATAAAAAATGCCGTCATGATTCCTGTTAATAAATATTCTAATATCCGCTCTAACATATTAAGTTCCAAGTGTTTCTTTTAACGCTGGCGTATCTTCTTTCATAAAATCTTTGCTCAATATAGTTGATCTAAATCCTCTTGATTTCTGTCTTCTTCTTATCGCTTCAGCGACGGCTTGCTGTACCGCTTTATCCTCATTTTTTGGCGCTGGCGATGGCGCTGGTGGCAGTTGCGGCTTAGGCGATGGCGCTGGTGGTGGTTGAATATTTGGCGTACTAAATAAACTAGACATTTTTCTCCCCATATACTTCAGTTTGTTTTAAAGTCGGTACTATTATTCTTGGATCAAAAAATGATTCTACTTTTAATTGTCCAACGGTCTCACCAAAAAA